ATTTATTTCATCTATCTGTTTTTGAATTAATGTTTTTTACAACCCAATTATGATTATTGGTAGCTTCAAAAATAAATCCAGTATTTCCACTTTTCACTACAATTGTATTGGCATTTTTATATCGGTGTAAATTTAATATAGGTTTAAACTCTAACTCATCTTTATGTAAACTATATGTCATAATTTCCTCGCCTAAAGATAACTCATCGACGGTTTTCCATCCATCACGGGTTAGTGCCCTTGTTCCATTTTCTGGCACACAGGCGTATGCACTGGGCCACACGCGGTATCTAGACCTTACTTTATGGTAGCACTCATCTTTAGTTCCACTGCCCCTCCCAGGCTTGTCTCTGGTCGCCTCAAAGATTTCTATACCTTCTTTTAATTTTGGCTCAGCCTTTACATAATTAGGGTCAGACTTCCCTTTCTTAAATGTTGAAACGTAAGTGGGAGATGCACCGCCTGTTTTAAGTTGTTGATTCTTATCGTGTAGTCTCTTTCTTCTTACCGCAGATGCAATTAACTGCTTACCCTTTTTACCTTTTTTCTTTAATGCAGCTAATCTTCCACTGCTAAAACATTTTGGAGTACCAGTTTCTCCTGGTTCATTTGCGCAAGGTGACCCGTCGGCCTGCACCCATCCCGGCTTTCCACCTTTAGATTTAGAGCCTTTAAACCAGTGATGAAGTGTTCCTTCTGACACTTCAGCATCTTTAAACTTACTATGTTCTTTTTTGGCACTTGCCTCCATCTTTTTCAATCTGGTATAATAATCAGGAATTTCATCTAAATGTTGAAGTGCAATATCAGTAGCTAATGTTTTATCTTTAGTATGTTCGTGTTCAATTGGAACACCCATTTCAAGCTGCTTTTCAATAAAAGAAACATCAAGTCGATGCTTCTTAGCAATTTGTTCAACTGTTTTATGCGGTTTAAAGTTCATCATCTCGTTAAAAGGAGACTTAGATAGTGTTGGCTCACCTCTTTTTCTCTTTTTCCTAGCCGAACAATGAGCTTTTTGTGAAAATCCTTTTGGATTTGAGCAATCTATACTTCTTTTATAACTATTACTCCAATCCTCTGCAATAATACCTTCAATTGGCTCATATTCTGCTTTCACACAGCGGTTATATGGTTTCCCAAAAAGCTTTTGAGTTCCTTTCTTTTTATAACCGGGCCAACATTTATTGGCTTCATCTATGAACTGATTGAAGGTTTTCATCTTTTTACTTTGTTAAATTTTCTTTTAAGAATTTTTGAAGCTCTGCAGTTGAACCTACAAATACAGCGTTCGTAGTCTGGTTTGTAATTTTGGTTTCTTTCTTTTCATCTACCTCTTTGAGCTTCTTTAACTTTTGATGCCTATCCAAATAACCATCATCTATTTCCTTGGCTATTTTAATTAACTGCCCTACAACTTCAAAATCTCTCGCCTTTTGGGTATTCTTTGCAATTTCAAACATTTCATAAATGGCATCATTAATTGTTGTTGTTAAATCATAATTATTCTGCCTTGAATACTTATAATCAGAATCCATTTCAAATTTTGAATCTATTTCTTTATTATTTTTAGATTCTTTTATTTGACTTTTGGTTGCTTTTTTTATTTCACTTACCTCAACATCAATCGCTGGAGATTCAATGTCCAGTGCCTCATCTATTTTTTCAAATCTGTTAGTCATACATCCTCACCCTTTCTTGGACTATAAATTTTACCATCATCAAAATTAAAATTTTCTTCATTGAAATCATAATCATCTCCAAAATTAATCAAATCATCGTCTAATTGATTGATGACATTAATAACATCACCTTCTTGATGAGTTTCAATTGATGTTCCATCTTTACCTCTAGATACAGTTATCTTATTTCCATCTATTTTTGTAATAAACATATTCTCATTATTAATTTGAATGAAGGTATCTTTAACCAAAGATACTGCATCTGAAACTTCAAACTCAGTCATCAATTGCGTCACATCTTGAGCCAAAGAGGCGGTCTCATCTTCATTGTAATCATTTACTGCTCTTGGAGTCGCAATATAACGTAATTGACGAGATGCATTATTTATTTGAGTATTACTATAATAATCAACTTGTACTTTCTTAATTAACTTCTGAGTTGAATCTGATGGAATTGGACCATAGAAATATATTTTTGCATTAAAATTTAAGGTACATTGAATAAATCTCCTAGAGTCAAAATTACCCTCATAGTCATCTTGAAATGGTGATATATTTTGAAGTACTATAGGAATATCCTTTACATCACCTAAACTCGAAACTAAATTCACGGACAACGTATATTCAGGCCTAAACCTAGGAATTATCTGCTCAACTATTTGAAACATATCATCATTATTTTTAGTTGCTATTGATAGTTCAAATGGTAGAATATATGGAACTGGTAGGAATAAATTAGCTGGAGCATTATCTGGACCTACTGGGGCCTTAAACATTTGAGTTGAAGATGATTTCCTAGAAGCATCGTATGTCAATTGTCCAATCTGAAATGACATTCTAGGTAGAGTAATTGCCATTCGATTTCTTAAGTCGGGCTTTTGCTCAATTCTCGCTAGAAACTTTTGAATTGGTCCATAGGCCAAAGGCACCTTTATATAGCTATAATCTTCATTATTTTCATCTTGATGGCGAATATAGATATCATTAAATAGTGTTCCAAAAGCCGCAGAAGTCCTTCTAATTATCTCGTGATAATAAAAATTAGGGGCCATAACATTAAACCTATTTTAGTTATTTAGAAATTACCAAATGGATTCTTATCAGTAAAATCAATGATCTCATCAGCCTGAACTTCTATCTCTTTATTAGATGCATATGGATTATTAATATCATCCGTTTCAATTGAGTAAACTTTATAAGTAGCATTTTGTCCTATTATAGACTCGCCCTCTGCAAAGCTACCGTCAATAATAGATAATTTTAAAATCCTTGTAGAATAATCCCAATCCTTTACATATGCTTTAGTATTTGTAATCTCACCATATACTAATTCATTAAATACATAAGTTCCGGTAGAAACGCCAACTGAACCTTCTATTTCTATTGTTGGGGCCGTGATATAACCAGAACCTGCATTTTCATATCTAATTGAAGTTACTATACCTGTACTGGTAATTAAAGAAATTGCTTCAGCTTGAGTGCCTCCATTTGGCGGAGCAGATATAGAAATCTGAGGTGCTGAGGAATATTCTGAACCTGGATTTACAATGGAAACCACTCCAAGTACTCCAGTATTAAGTATGCAAGTTCCAATAAATCCATTTCCACTATTAGATGTGACCTTAATTTCTGGTGGATTTATATAACCATAACCTGGATCTAGGATTAAAATTTTATCTACAGTGCTTTGGTTACCTATGGTCTTTAAAGTGGCAACTGCAGTAGCTATCTTTCCGCCAATAGGTGGAGATTCTATTTGAACCTTTGGTATCGATTTATACCCATATCCCCCATTAATTATATCTACATATTGAACCGATTTTGTATTTGAAGTAGTGGATAGCCCAACTGAAAGTTCTGAATTTGTAGCACCCGAAGTTGTCATAGTTAAAGTTTGAATATACCCAAAATCCTTTACCGATGCATCTACATCCATAATTCCAGTATCGATATACTCATCTTCGTATTCAAATAGTTCACATTTTAATTCATATGTGTATAATTTATTCAATTGGTAAAATTGCCTTTTAACTTCAACATATTTGACCTCAAATAGTCCATTATCAATAGGTAGATAAATTAAATCGCCTTCTTGTGGTCTAGTCTTTAATTTTACATCAGGGTAACTTTTTACAAATGGAGTGATTAATTGTTCATACCTCTCTTTAGATATTACAAAAGTAATCTCATCTGTAGTTCTGACTCCAAATTTACTTAAAATATCTCCTTGCCCAGCAAATCCATCATAGTTCAATACATAAGCTTCTATTGAAAACCCAGAATCAAACTTAGAAACTAATATCTCTTTAATAATATTTTTTTCTGTAATTATCTTTCTAGGTAAATAAATTACATCCTGACCTCCCATTCGGATTAGTTCATTAATTAAATCTTGAACTAATCCTTGCTCTCCTCTTGAACCATTTAAAAAATAGGGATTTAATGTCATAGTTATCCTATCAATCCAAGTGGAGGTAATTCATATTCTTCTCTCAACTGCCTTTCAATTACCTCCAATTCCCTTTCGGCATCGGCATACATTTTTTCACCATTCATCGTGACCCCACCCAATAATTGCACATTATTAAATTTACTAAGATTTTGTGCCCATTGCTTCTTAATAGTAGCAGTTAAATATTTTTTCAACCACCTGTCATTATAAATTTTTGGAAACTCCGCAGGATCTACAATTCTATAACAGTCTATTATAATGTAATATTCAGGAGTCACCATAGACCAATCAATGTCTAGATATAGCCTATGATTCTTTTTATTAAATCTCAATTGAACATCTGGGGTTATAATACGACTTATATCCTCTAGATATGTTTTTGTCATTGCATAATTAAGCAAATCTAGAGTTCCAAAGTAGTATAAATCGTTAAGGAATATTTGATATTTGATATTAAACATTCCACTTGAAATAGTACTCGAATCAGACTTAAATACACTATTTACACTTACAACGGTGTCTGGAAGTGGGATAAAATTTTGAGACTCCTCAATAACAGCTGTGGTAATTCCGACCGTAGAGTGTGTAGTTTCTGTAGTTTTACTGTTTTTAATTGTCTCTAGCTCAGTTTCCAGTACCTTATGCTTTAGAAATACACGCTGTATCCCATCAAAGTGCCGTTCTTGAAAATACTGAAGTGCATCATCTAACCTGTCATTTAACTGCTCCTCACTCACATTAATTTCAGATACAGGAGCACCTAAAGACCTCAAACAATATTCAATTAGTTCTACTCTAGAATTTGGTTGAGCCATTTTAGTTTGAGTTTATTTTATTTATTTTCAATAATATTATGAAGAAGTTTTTTAATCTCTTCTATTTCTTTTTCAATAGTTTCTAATTTCTTTTGGTTTTGAATTAGTTTATTTTTTGAGTTTATATAATCTTGATATTTAGAATCATTATCATCCAAGATTGCATTTGTGTATTCGTCTCGGTAAAGACCTAGATGATTTTTTACTGGAATCATAGTGTTGCAATTACTCTTAAATCTTTAATTTTTGGTACATTTGATTGGTCTTTTCCTGTCATTATAATTTTAATCTGGAAACCGGTAAATGCAAGGGATGTTTTCATATTATATTCATATGGTTTAAATTCATCTTGGCTTCCAGATGGAGTTACAAGAATATCAGGCAGTCCAGTATTTTTAGAAGAATCTATAGTATTTCCTCTAGAATCAATGTTTCCATATCCTGGGAATAGTTCATATAATTGATATTCATCTTCAACATCATTTCTAAAAATTCTATATGCAACTCTAATGTCATTACTTTGATGTCGGTATGCATCAAACATTACCTTTAGACTATCTGCGGGCTTAGTTAAATTAATTCGCTTAGATACATATATTGCAGCATTTGGGTCATCTAGTATTTTATTAACTCTAGAATCGGAAAGATAGTCTGTGATTGGCTGATTAATTCTATTCATAATTGGAATTACACCAACCCGTTCTAAATCTATAACTGGAGATAATTTACTATCTGAAGTAGAAATATTTAAC